GTGACGACATAAGGCCCCGAGGACAACATCCCTTGCGGAATGCCACCACCCATTAGGTTTACACCAAATGGCTCGAGTAGCAGTTCGTATGCTTGCCTAGGCATGTGCGGTTTTAACCCAAGCCACGGATGTGGGGAGCTTTATATCGCTCCTTTACCACACCTGACGCTTCTAATCCGAAAGAAGTAGTCGGGGTGGCCACCCATGGACTTGGGAGATAACCTCCCGAGGACGAGAAGAAGACAGCAGTCTTCCTCTCGAGGTCACGGGAAGTAGCCAAGTAACCAGACGTTTTCGTTGGTTTAGCTTTGACCACTTTCCGCTGGAATTTTCTAGCCGCTCGTCGTACAGACGGCGTTCGGAGCCCAGAATTCTCCAGAGGAGTCCTAAAATAGAACTCCATTGACCTCACACGACCGAGAGCTTCGCGATAAGCCGTTGACAACGGTAAATACGCAAGTCCCTCGTCGGAGACACCTTGAGAAGTTAAGAAGGAGAAGTTTGACTTCACAATGTTATATTCATTGTCTTTTATAAGACCTTCTAACCAACCCTTTAGGGGCTTCACCAGGAGACTCCTGGTGGGATTACCCTGTGGGGCGAGTCCGGCACCTTCAATCAATACCGATAACGGTAATTGTGAGAGGTACCGGAGCCACTCAAGATGGTGCGTCGAAGAGACATGGGGCAGTATAGGTAAGCCTATACCTCCCATGCTCTCCGGCGCTGACACTGGTATGCCCATCTTCCACGCAAGCTTCCACGTTTCGTAAAACGGAGAGAACTTGTATAGGAATTTCGAAATTCGAAATGGAGGATGCTTTGGATCGCCTTTTAAGGCGGCAGGTTGGTTTGACCAATTAACCTGTCCTTTGCTACCTCCTGGTGGAGCTACCAGTATCGACAAGGCAAGGTGAGGGAGTTTCCTGCCGTTTTCGACAGGAATCTCAGCAATGATGCCACGTGTCTTGTGAAAATAAGACTTTGGCTTCGAAAGCACCCCACCCATGGCCTCGAATTGGGCGTCGTACATACGGCGTCTATCCGGGGTCCACCTTGGTTTAAGGGCGTCGTCTCCGACACCCTTGAGAACGGCATCCGTACGCCGCAAGCCCTTGTGATACTTCCCTTGCTCTTTTCTAGTGTAAGGGAATTCCTTCAATGTTTCCTCTGCACAAAACAGTGTGAGAAGCATTAAGGGAGGGAAAGATGTGGGATCACCCATCATCTGCCCCGTAGTCGTAAGGACCCCCGGCGTACCGTTCAAGACCATCAGCCAATCATTCCAATTTTTGAGAATGATTGACGAATGGCCGAAAAGGTCTCCTTGTGAACGAGCGTTTGAATAACGATCGTCAAGCAAAGGAGCCCTTGGATAAAGACTCAATAGTCCAGATGGAGCAAAGTCTGATTGGTTAAAACCAACCAGTAACTTTTTCGTACCGAATAGTTTGTCAAACCACTTCGTATACTTTAGCAATCGGGTATCCCAATTTGCTAGCTCCTCATAGACTGTTTGTGTGAGCCATTGACTATGGTAATCGGTTGCTGCGGTTGCGTCCTGGGAATACCAGGGTCCGCTTTCGCCTTCCAACTCCATGTCATATGGCCCACCAAGAGCCTCGGAGAATCGAGGGTCGTTTATCATAACGGCATCGATTACTCGCCGAAGGATCTGTTGCACAAGGTTAACCGCTGTTAAACAACAGGTAGGATACCTTGTCTTCAGACCCTTCTCTTCAGCCTGTATTGGCATGATAGGTATGTATTGAAGATTCTCCATTACATAATCTACTCCTATTGCCAAATACGACTGTAGGTAACGAGAAGAACCGGGAAGATCCTTTTCAAGGTCTTGCCAACGATTCTGGAAAAGAGACTCAAAGCCCTCAGAAGGCGTCTTCATAGAAGACGGATGCAAAGCATCGCTAAGGAGTTCTAACCAAGAACCGTCATCCGGAATCCGTCCAGGAGGGACGGGTAAAGGATCGTTTCTAGCTCGAACCTTCGCAAGCGCGTAGCCCAACAACACAAGATGTTGGACTCCTGTCCCATGCCCACCTGCTTTCCTGGTTAAACCAAGACAGGCAGATGCGGAAGGCATGGTGTACAGATCAGAAGTGGGCTTTTTAGCCCACCTACTGATGTACTTACGAATAAAAGGCCGCCAGTGGGGATTTTCTTTAGGAGGCACAGAGGTTAGCCTCTGTGTCAACTGATCAAGACCATCCGGATCTGGCGGTGCTGGGGGTAAAGCCCTGTTTATGTATGACATTAACAAGGCCCAGCGACGTTCACGGGGTCTCAAAAGACGACCTTGCGGACGTGGACCTCCGTAATACCACCTGCGGTTTGCTGCAGCGCAGTCTTTCAGACGGCGTGCTGCTTCTACAGGGTGATAAACTAGTTGAGAGCGGAATCTGTTGACACCTTGCATTTGCATTGTGTTCAACGAATAGATCCCGTACCGAACTAGGCATTGTGATCGCTCTATTTGATAACCCGTCAAAAGAGCATCCCAAGTAGCTCTCCAAAAAGACAAGATTTCCAAATTCCGGCGATATCGTCGTACATTGGTTTTCTTCTTAGTGTCTGAATCGCTAAGCGAATAAAGACGCAAAGTATCCTCTGCCCAAAGGGCATAGAATTGACTTATGGAGAGTCCCGGGTCACGGACGGGCGGTGTTGACATCAGCAGCGCCCTTCCATGGCCATGGATGGTGTTTCCATCGAACCGAAAACTGGAGCATAGCGCCAGTATCTCGATAGGATAGCACAACAATGGTTTTAACCGCTCGTGAGTGGACAATCCCTCATGTGTGTGGTAGAACGATTTGCACAAAGGCATTTCGTAACTACCAAAAACCATTTTCATGGAATCCCCTTTAACAGAAGTTTGACTGTTGAAAGGGGCAGAAGAGGCGGGAGGATTCTTTGATTTCCTCCTCAACCTCTTCCCACCAGGTTTAACCCCCTGGCTGGGACGGGAGTCTGTTGAGACTCCAGGCAGATTTGACTCTGCCTTGATACCAATCGTATTTACGTTGGTCG